ACTTTTGTTAATGCGGCGCAAAATGCGGAAGTAGCAGAAAAATTACAAAAAAGTTTAATGAAAATTCTTTCGGAACACAGATGAAATGTGGTAGATGTAACTATGATCTAAATTTTGTTTATGAAGATATAGTTCAGGCTGAACAAGTTTTACATATTCAAGAATACTATTGCCCCCGGATGCAAGAGCTGTTTAATAGAAACGTACGCTCAAGAAGGTATTGTTAAATCTGAATGGATTGATTTTAATGGAAAATAATATAGAAAGATTTGAAGATAAAAATTCTTTTATGGATAAGTTTGAATCACTTCGTCCTGATTTATTTTTTCCAGATGAATGGACAGATGAACAAAGAGAAAAAGCTGTTGATTTAGTTCGTCCACAAAAAACAAGAACATCAATGTTCTCTTCAATTCCAATGAGATGTGAAGCATCACGTTGCATTTTTGCTGAAACTTGTCCACTTCATCAGCAAAATTTAGCACCAAAGGGAAAACCTTGTCCAATAGAAATGGGAATGGTTTCTCAGTTTACTGGTGAATATATGGAACAACTAGACGTAAGTCCAAATAACTTAGTTGAAGTTTCAATGGTAAGAGATTTAGTTGATCAAGAAGTTCAATACTTGCGTAAAACAAAACTATTAGCTAAAGAACATTTTATTCAAGAGAATATTATTGGTATAGATAAAGATGGTGAGCCAATTCTTAAAAAGGAATTACACTTAGCAGTAGAACTTGAAGACAGATTACATAAAAGAAGAAAAGATTTACGTAATCAATTACTAGCAACTAGAGAAGCCAGGGCAAAGACTGGTCAAACTCAACTTGATACAGCTCAAGCTATTTCTGATATTATTCAGAAAGTACAAAAGATTGAAATAGAAAACAATAAGCTTATTCGTAAAAAACTTGGCACATATGAAGTAGATGATTATATAGAAGCTAGCACTAAAGAACTAGAGTAGAGATATGAGAAAACATAGATTGAGTAACGCTCAACTAGAAAATCTGGGTAATCAAATAGAGGTTGGAGAGCAATTCTTATCTCCTCAAAGATCTGCCGTAACAAGTCAAAGAATTGAAGCAATGCTGCGGAGATGAAATTGTTAGAGGAAAAACATTTACTGTTGGATCCGCAAGAGGATATTTAGAAAGAGCAAAAGCTGTTACAGATTCATATTTAGATTACATGATGCAGCCCGAACACAGAAGTGCATCTGGGCTTGCTAGATTTAGAGATTTAACAGACCAAGGATTAAGAGATAACTTAGAGTTTCTGGTTCAATCAGAAAACTTAGATTTATCTTTATTAAATAAAGCAGCTGCAGATGATGTCTATGCGCAGTATAGAGAAAAAGTACTTTCTTTAGATCGAACATTCACTGAGTTAGGCATGCCGGGAAATTCGCTTCCATCAGAAAGTCCATATAGACACTTTTTAAGATATATAGTTGATCCATTTGGTGGTGGTGATCCAAAAGATGGAATTCATCCACATACACTCAACTTAATGAGAACGTCATTTAACCCAACTCATGACGCAACAAGCTTAGAAGATTTTTCAACAGGTAGAAATAGAATGAGATCTCCATTCTCTCTTGCAAGACTATATGAAAGAAGTAAGAAATTTTTTCCAGAAGGATTACCTAGCTCTAATATTATAGATAGAAGTAAGCCAATGAATCATTTAGCTTTTGAAAAAGGAAGAAAGTATACAGTTATAACATGGGACACTGAAACAACCGGACTAACTCCAGAATCTCAAATAAGAGAAATAGCATTAGTTAAAAGAACAATAGAGTATACAGATGCTGGAGAAATGATAAGTAGCGCTCCTGAAATATTAACTAGCAAAAGTTTTGCTTCTGATCTAATGGATATAGCTGGATACGTTGATAAACATGGACACACAGTTCCTTTATCTGAAGCTGCATTTTTATCTGAAAGAGGAGGTTATGTACCTGACGATGAAATGATAAAGTTTAGAAAGGCATACAAAGAAGGCGGTTCAGAAGTTGTTTCAGATCTTAAAGAGATTCTAAAAATTTTTACAAATGATGGTAAAAGTGTTGAAAACTTTAGAATAGAAGGTCACAACGCCGAAGCATTCGACTTAGACAAGCTCATAGGAACTCTACAAAGGCTTCCAGCATTTCAAGAAGATGAAGAAGCAAAAAGTCTATTGAAAAAATTTTTACAGTTAAGATCATCTAATCCTAGTTACATGATAGACACACTAGATAGTGCAAAAATTGCTATGGGTATGCAACAAGCTGAACTTGAAAGAATAATGCAAAATGCCGGATCAATTTTGGGAGACAACACATTTAGTATATCTCCAGAATTGCAGCGTGGATTATTGTCTTCTTTTAGTATTTCTCCAGAAATGTTTGGCGGAGCAAAAGGTACTGAGTCATTAGAGAATTTATTCTTAAATACTAATTTTTTTGAACTGTTAGAAAATAATGCTGGAGAAGAAGGATTAAAAAATTTAACTCGTTTAATGGAAACTCGTGGTACCCACACCGCAGAAGTCGACACGATGTTAAACGCATACATAAGTAATTTCATTAATAATAATGAACTTAAGATTAGAAGACTTCCAACTCCTGGATTAACACCATCTGGATTAAGCGATGCAGCCGCAGCTGAATATAGTGTTAAAGAAAAAGAACTTCAAGACTTATTTAAAAGTCATGGTTTCATGAAAGAAAAAAGGTCAATGACCGCTTTTGAAAAATTCATGAGAGCAAGAATTAGAAGAAGTAGCGCAGTAACTCCAATAACTAATATATCAGACATGAGTAGAGTGTCTAGTAATGTTTTTGATTTTCTTCAAACAGAATCGGGAATGAAAAAGATATCTCTGTCTGTTGACACAGAGTATCTAGCAAGATTACAAAGCAATCCACAACCAATTAATCTTGGTATCAATCTAGCCGACGAAGCATCGGCAGGATCAATTTATTATGACGCTGAAAAAAATAAATATGTATTTTCTAATTTTGAGTCTAGAGGAGTTTCAGGAGCAGGATTTCAAGAACTTGATGACACTGCAACAGTACAAAAAGCTTTTAAATTTGCTTTGGATGAAGCTAGAGAAGGAAAAGCTGAAAGAATAAATTTAGGAAACGGTAACTCGATTTTAGCAAATCGAGGAAGTCTGGCTTTATCTAATATTGGAATAACTGAGATAGAAGCAACAGAGCTTGATCAAATGGTGCATGCCAGGAAAGCTCTTAAAAACCTTGGAACACCTAGATCATTGTCAACAGATGTGACTGGTCTATCTAAAGCAATGGGCACCACAAGTGAACATTATGGACTAAGAAGTGGCGGATACGCTCCAGCAATTGTTGGATCAAAAACCGCTGAATATTCACAGGCTTTAATTGACAGAGGTTTACCTTATGCTACTTATGATGTTAGAAGTAGAATACTAGCTTCAGCAGAAGCTAAGGCTACATCAAAAATAGGCGAAAAATTAATAGATAAAGTTTCAAGAACTGGAACTAATGCTTATAGTTCTTTAGCTGGAAAAGATTTAGGTAAGTTATCCGACATTGGTATACAATTTACAATGGCTCAAGGTAAAGAAAGTATTTTTGATATACAAAGAAGAACAAAAACGGGCACTTATGCTATAGAAGAAAATTCATATTTTAGAACCCCAGTTACCGGTACTGCCAAAAAATCATCCAGAGTTATTGTCAATGCAGACGACCTTGCTAATCTCACAATAAGACAGTTTGATGATGCGGGAAACGTTATTGGTGATGGCATTAAATTTGGAAGTAAGGAATTTTTAGAAAATGCAAATCTAAACAGATTTATAGATTCAACAGTTCAAGCAGCAGACTCACAATTAGAAGATACTATAAACAGAGCCTTTGTTCCTAAGGGTTTAGCTAAAGAAACTACTGACGATTTAGCTGAACAAGTTTTAGCTGGAAATATTAGAGCTTACAATAAACTTAAATCAACGCCAGGTTCTTTTATTAACACTCAAATGCAAGATGAAGCAAGAACTTTAGCTAGAAATATTTTTGGTGAAAAAAACTTAACTTCAGTTAATCTAACAGAAAGAATGCAGCAATTATCTGAAGTTGCAAAACTCACAACGCGAGAAGCTAGAGAAGAAAAGTTAATCGAGTTTGCAGGCAAAGCAGATCCAAATGTTGTTATTGCAAATTATAGAGCTACCGTTGGAACGATAGCAGAAGAAATAAGTCAAACAGGCATCATAGGAATGAAAATAACAGGAGATGCCGCAGTAGAAACCATAAATCAAGCAAGATTAGCTCAAGGTATTTCTGGCGTAAGGGATACTGACGTGGCATTAAAGGGTAGGGTTCATAGACTCATTGATGTATTCAAAACTGAAAAAGACGGTGTAATTGGTTTTGCAACGTCTGGATCAGTAACTGAAGATATGGATACAGCAGCAAGAGCTCTTGTAGGTGAAACAGTAGATCCCGGTATAGCAAGAGCTATGGAAGACGCCGCTGCAAAAACAGCTCTTATTAATTCTGGATCACTTGTAGAGTCTATTAATCCAACACTACCAGGCCTTAGTGAAGGTGAACAGATTGCTACCGATGCAATAGCATTAGGCAGAAGAGTATATGAATCCAATAAAGGAAAGTTTGCATTAGGCGCTTTAGCCTTAGCTGGAGCCGTTACTGGATATAAAATGGCCAAAAGAGGAAACGAAAATGATCTTTATGACGCTACTATGGGACCAGCACCAGTTGAACAAGGGCAAAGGCCTTATGGTATACAAGAAGCATTAATGGGTAATGGTCAGACTTCAAGAAGAAGAGATCCATTATTCACAGCTGGTGTTGTAGGAAATTTAGATAGACAAAAAATAGGTCATACATCAATGGGTTCTAATAAAAATAATCATTTATTTGGAGATAGATAAATGGCACTTCTATCAAGCATAGGTAAATCTATATATAAAGGAGCTACCACTAAAACTGGAGCAGGCCTTATTATAGGAGGCGCTGCTATGGCGGGGCTTGCAAAAAATGCTGCACCAGCAGCAAGAGATGCTGCTATGGATGTTGCTTTTGGTGATCCTAATGCGGATGAAACTTTTCTCGGAAGAAAGCTAACGCCTGGTGCAGTCTTTGATGCAGCAATTCCAGGTTCTAGTACAGGTAGGAACACAATGGCCGCTATGGGCCTAGGAGCAACGCTGGGAGGCGTTGTTGGTGGCATGGCTAAAGGTTTTAAGGGTGGAGTTTTGGGAGCAGCATTTGGAGCAACAGCTGGATTAGCAGGAAGTGCTGCAATGGGAGTTGGTTATATAAATAGAAATGAAAGATTCATAAATGAATCACCGTATGTTGGGACTAGAAGATTAAACAGAGACATGACTTATGGTGGAAAACTTTATGGTCAAAGAAACACTTCATCGCAAACCGCGCAAGAACTTAACGCAGACGGAAACATAGTACTCGGCTTACATAATTTAAGAAGGGGCGGTTAACCATGAGTGATATGAGTGGAATGACTGACGAAGCTCCTCAGATTCCAGGAATGATGGGTAAGGGTTTAGGCGCCCTTGAAGCAACAGCGGGAATACAAAATCCACTGTTGTTATTTGGCTATGGTGCATACAGAGCTCAAAATACAATTCTTAAAGGTGGATTTTTAGATAATAAAGGAGGACGTGGATTAGCTGCTAGGTCTAGAGCAAAGTTTAGACCTTTCATAGGAAACGCATTAGATCCACTTGGTCCACAAGGCGCAAGTCAATTTGTTGGCGGAACAAGACTTAAGCCAACGAGACAAAGTTTAAGTCAGGGAAGAATCTTTACACCCACCAGAAGAGGAGAGCGTTTAGCAAAAGGTCGGAAGAGCTGCAGCTAGATCTGGTGTAGATGATTTAAATAAAGTAGGGTCTAACTTTAAAAGATTTAGAAGAGGAAATCTAACTGCAAACCCTAGAGCATTCTTTAGAGACCCAAACCTTTCTAGATTTGGAGCTGGTTACAATAAAGGATTTATGGCACCAAATGCCGGTGGAGCATTAGCTTCATTAGGTAACATGTTGACTAGAACTTCCAAAGATTCAACACCAGCATTTAGTGGTGGAATCATCGGAAGAATGGGAGCTATAACTAAACTAGAAAGAAGAGCCGCAAAAAATGCAACTAGTAAGTCTGTTCTACGTGGAGATTTAAATCTAGCGAGAATATCCAAGATGAACGGCAAAGGTTTGATGGCCAATGTAACTAGAACTGGTGTTATAACTCAAAATATTAGTCCTTTTGCAGGAACAGCATACTCTAGTATAGTTGCTCCGACAACAGTGAGAACAGGTAGTGCTATATCAATAGCATCAACTCCATTAGCAGGATTAGTATCCAAAGGAGGAAAAGAAGCTCTTACAGTTGGTGAGCGCAGATACATGACGATGATGGGTGTTAATGCTACAAAATCAAGAAACTTTATGAACGCAATATTAACACCTGGTGGTGGAGCAGAAATGCGAACTGCAATGGGAACAGCTGGAACAAAAGCTTTTGGTATAACCAATATTGCAATGACGGATGCAGCTGAAAAAATGATCAGACCTTTAGCTGGAGCTCTAGGAAAAGATGCAAGACTACTTAATACAGCTTTGAATAGAGGAATTGGAACTGGTGCAGGTTTTGCATCTTCAATGGCTGATGATGTCGTTAAAGCTAGAATGGGTACAATAGCTACTGAAATAGTGGACAAGGGAATAATAAAGTCACTTGGAACAAAAGGAGCTTTGTCTGCAGTTAAACACGGTGGAGCTAGAGTTGGTTTAGCTGTAGCTGGAGAAGCAGCTTTGGCAGCTGTTCCTGGTCTTAATTTAATATTTGCAGCAGACATGGCATATCAGCTTGCTAAGCTTGGTGGATTGGCTGTTAAAGCTGGAATTAACTTTGGTAAAGATGGAATGAAATCAATGCAAGGTAATATGAATAGCGGAATCTTTGGAGCAGGATATAAAGATGATGAAGTTAGAGCAACCTCTAGGGCTAGAGGTGTTGCCGCAATTCAGAACAGTAGGCTAAATGCTAGATCATTGCTTGGATCAGAAGGTGCGATGATGGCTTCGCATTTCGGGTAGAATATACTATGGACAAAACTCAGGAATTTCGTAAAAGACTAGAAGGTTTATCTAGAGACGATCTTTTAGAAATTATCAATGCTCAAGATCCAGAATATTCAAAACAAGTAAATAGAATTGAATGGGTTTTTAAGAACAAATTAAATCATATAAATTGGGCTGATGGAACACCAGTTGAAGGCAGAGAATTTACAAATAGAGAATTAGCTTTATTGATTGACGAACCTTTTGAGGTTGATAATAATCTTTTGGACATGCGGAATATCTGCTGATCAACAAAGACAAATACATCTATCTAAGGATCCATGTAGATGGGCAAAACATTTTCTTCAAGCAGAAACAAGAGTTTATCAAACTTTGATTTTGCGCGATCCAGCATTAAGAAAAGTATTAAGAGCAGGTCGTCGTTTAGGAAAAACTTTCAGCATGGCTATTGCTTTACTCCATTATAGTTACACCCATAAAGATGGAAGATGTCTAGTTATTGCTCCAATGAAATCACACGTTGAATTAATTTATCAAGAAATTCTTAGATTAGCTTCTAAGAATGAAATAGTAATGAATTCAATTACAAGAAAAGTAACTAGTCCTCAGTTTATGATTCAATTTTCTAATGGCTCTACAATTAGGTTCTTCACATCTGGTATGCGCTCAGGTGGAAAGTCAGACGTAGCCCGTGGTCAAGAAGCACACATAATTGTGTTGGACGAAATGGACTACATGCATGCAGATGACCTTGACGCGCTCTACGCGATGTTACAGAAGACCGCAGAAGATCAACCGGACAAAATACTCATTGGAGCTTCAACACCAACTGGTAGAAGAGAAAGATTCTGGGAATGGTGCAGAAGCGCTAGATTCCAAGAGTTTTGGTTTCCGTCATATTGCAACCCATATTTTTCAAAAGAACAAGAAGATGAATTTAGAGAGCAATACTCAGAAATGGGTTATCGTCACGAAATTGAAGCAGACTGGGGCGAAGACGCAGAAGGTGTTTATCCTAGAAAGTTTATAGACAAAGCTTTTATAGATCCATCTTGGGATTATACACCTGAAATACAATCAGCTAGATCATTTTATACAATTGGGGTTGACTGGGATAAATACGGCGCTGGAACAAACATAGTTGTATTGGAAACCTGCAATGAGAACTATGAAGATGAAAGATTTAGAAATAAAGTCAGAGTTGTGTATAGAGAAGAAATTCCCAAGTCTGAATATACTTTAACGAATGGAGTTAATAGAATAGTTGAATTGAATGAATCTTTTCATCCAAAGCATATTTATGTTGACCGCGGATACGGAGAAGTTCAAGTTGAGCTACTTAGAAAATATGGAACAGAAAACCCAAAATCAAATCTTAGAGACAGAGTTAAAGGAATAGGTTTTGGTGAAAGTATAGAGATAAGAGATCCATATACTAAGCTTCCAATTAAAAAAGAAATTAAACCATACATGGTAGACAATCTAACTCAATACCTTGAAAGAGAAGCTATTTTATTTCCAGCTTCAGACGAAGAACTTTATATGCAGCTAATTTCATATGTTGTTGTTAGAACCACCCAAATGGGAAGACCTATATTTGAAGCTGGTGGATCAGCCATGGATCACGCGCATGATGCTTTAATGTTAGCACTTCTTGCTATTACTCAAAATTATGGAGACTTTAGTAAATTAAAAGTGGCAAGAAATACAGAGAGTTTTTCAAATACGTTCTTTATGCCAAAGACAAGCAGTGCATCTGATGATGGGGATAAAGAAGCGCCTGCATCTGGTATCATGGTAACCACTAAGAGAAACTCTAACTTGATGCCAGGTATCAGAAAAGGGAGACCTGCAAAACGTGTTTCTAGAAAAATGTTTTAGGTAAAAATATGTCATTAGTTAACAATATAGACAATCAACTTTCAACAGAGCAAAAGGTAACATTAGATTATTCAACAACTGAATCATCTTCTCGTAGCTCAACTGAATCAGTTTTTGCTAAAAAGGGACCAAATTCGATTCTTTTCCAAGCCGGAGTATCATATGGTAACGATCAGCCATATTCAGTCCCCTTACATTCTCTTAAGCAGGAAGCAAAAAATAGCCTTTCAGACCTACTTAAATTTTTAAAAGATTTAGAAGATTTATTAAGACAAGTAAAACTAGATCCATTAAATAATCCAAACTTAGAAGAAGCACACGCCTATGTATGGGATGAAATTAATAAAGTTGATCATCCATATCCTAAAATAGAAATAGAAGGATATGCAGGTACCTTGAAATATCCTAGGCCACCTTTTATATGTTTTGACCAATATCTTTATGCGGAAGGAGTTCAAACAAGAGGTTATAGAAAATTTGTAAAAGAATATGATAACTTAATATCAAATACTACATTTGGTCACATCTACGATTTTAGAGAAATTATTAAGTACTTAGTAAATGAAACTAATTGCATCATAAATTCATTAGGTGCAGATTTTGGAGATAACTATGAAGATGACTCACAACAGCAGGTCGCGTCGTACTACTTATACTGGCTCAAAATGGCAATCCACTATAAGGAACTCTTTGCCCAATCAATCAAATCATCCCCAACAGGTTTGCCAGAAACCGAAGTGGATAAAACAACTAAAAAGCAAGCCGCTCAATTTCAAGCATTTTTTTCTATCAAAGTAAACTCTTTAACAAACATGATAGATAGTCAGTTAGATACTCTTCATAAAGATTTGGTAACTAACTGCAATGTTTTCTACAATAAGTATTTAAGTCCATCATTGAGATTTAAAACAAAAGTTGTTGCCGATTTTGCTTTAGACATAAGAACTACAAATATGAAAACAGAATTACCTAGCTTATCAGAAGAAGCAGCAATAGCGCTTTTAGCCGCAGAGGGTAACTTTAAATCAATTTTAACTGACTTGCTAGAGAGAAGAAATAATACATCTGCAAAGATAGACTCTTTATATCAATCTATAGTTCAAAGAAGAAAATACACAAGCTTTATATCTCAGCTGTCTACAAAAGCTGTAAATAGAGAAAGAATTGTCACTACAGAAACAGATTCAAATTATGCCTCTTTGCTTTCTGGTTTATTTGTAGATGAGTCTCAAATTAACTCACTAAAATCTAGTCACTCTTTATTAGATGACTTAAGCGAAGATAGCCATCCTCAGTATTTAATGAAGTCTGGTGGAGTAATAGTTGGAGATATAACGGTAGAAAATGCTGCAAAGATAGACGGAGTACAGATAGGTGAACATTCTCATTCTGGCTCAGATGGATCTAAAAGAATAAGATCTATAGATATAGATTATGAGTCGGTAAGAAATGAAATTAATTTACAGCAAATAAATTCAGCCGCAAAAGAAGTTGTTATCAAAATTGATTCCATCACACCTGATATACTAATAGGTGGGGTTCCAGTTGCAGATGTAAATATCAGCATCGATATACCAGATGAATTTAAGGACAAATACGATTTTGAAATATTATACATAGAGTTGTGACATGAGCTGGTTTAAATATTTAGACAATACAAGCAATTTGGCGGCAAGTCCGCAACAAAAAGTTTATAACATTCCGCCATTAAAAAGGCGGAATAGTAATAGACCAATTAAAAGACTATATTGTTGCCAATGATTGGTTATTTACAGACATCGGAAACAATGAATTAAATTATGTATACAATTCGAGCCTTCTTAAGGTTGAGCAAGATCATTCATATTTAGTGGTTTATGAAAATTCTAATGTTTCAACATTAGAAGCTTCAACCCCTGTAGTTACTAAAATTGTTGATGGTATAATATACTTTAAGGCCGCAAAGAATCACGAAGCAAATACTATTCCAGATGGAACCTATAGTGTCTATTATGGATCTGACTATATTAAATATATTCACGCAACTCCAATCACATCAAATTCAGTAACGTCTTATGAATATGTAGAATATTCAAATGCTATTATTAATTCACTTGAAGCAAGTCCTGGCTATAGTGTCTATTACAGCGCAACTCCACCAAGCATTGACTTGTATGACACTGAAATCAATAAAAACTCTATTGGATATTATAGATTGGCATACTTCAATGATGGAACAGATTGGGTTAATAACCTGTCAACAAAAGTTGGATCTAAGATAGTCGGAACTTTTAGTGGACCAAATATTAAAATAACTGGTGCAGTTGGACCAGGATATGGTAAGTGTAAAATTAGAATAACTACAAAATATGAATCTTCAGCAGAAACTGAAAATATAGTTTTGGACTGGTATGAGATTGATTGTTATTCAACTGAAGAAAAAGAGTCAATAATTTTTCAGAAAAATGATTTAGAATATCTTGACTATACTTTAGAAATTGAAACTTTATCAGATAAAAATATTTTATCAGGTAACAATCAAATCTATATAAGTAAAATAAGTTTTTTAAGAAATTTTTATTTCTCTTTAGATGATCAAGAAATAAATCCAGATTTGACCTTTAAGTCAATAGGAGGATTAAGATAATGGCTACTATTAAAAAAACGATACAAAATTTAAAACCTGGAAAACAATATCTTTTAACAGTTAAACCAAAAGATGTAGAATTAAATGTTCTATTAGATCCAGCTTCAGCTGTTAGATTTACTGTTCCAGCTGACCTTACTCAGCCGGCAGAACTTGGTGATTTAACAATAGTCGGCAACTACAAGTCGATAATGATTAGCTTTAATCCCTCTAATGAATCAGACTTAAGAGGATACAACTATGAGGTTTATCTTCCTGAAGACATTAGTCAAAGTGGTTCAACTTATGTTATTAATTCTGGAGCAACTCCATATCTTTCTGGCTTTTCCTCCTCAAACGTTGTAGCTGTTGATGTTCCGCAAAACTCAGAAACAACAAATCAGGTAAATGCGAACACTGGAGTCACAACTGTCGTTACAACAGAAAAGCTTTACTTTGCTAGAGTGCAATCTATAGATACATCTAGCAACAAATCTGCATGGACACCAATTGTGGCATCTACCGCTACAACGCTTATAGATTCTGCACACATTGTAGATCTAACTGCGTCTAAGATCACAGCTGGAACAATTGGTGCACACACTATTACAATGGCTGGCGCAACATCTATAATCAAGTCATCTACATTTAATGGAGTTGATGTTGGTGGCGGAAGCTATGCAAATGCTACGACAGGTTGGTTGATCAACGGTAGTGGTAGAGCATACTTCTACGATGCAACAATAGCAGGAAGTATTGACATTGGTGGATTTGACTCTGGATCTTTTCACGTTGATAGTGATGGAAATCTTTGGTTGGGTTCTGGAACCTTAGTTGGTGCTCCGTTCAAGGTTCTAAAAGAAGGTGATGTTACAGCCAATACAATAACCACTAAAAATTTAACGTTAACTGGTAATACAGTGATAGCAAGTAATTCAAAAATTTTTCTTGGAACAGGCGTTTACAATAATACTAATACTCCATTTTATGTTGATGATGACAGCCAATTTTCCTTAGGTAATAAATTAACTTGGGATGGCTCAACACTTACAGTAAGTGGAAACGTTAACATCACAGGCGGTAACACTCTTACGCTTATTAATGAAGCACAGTCAGATGCAGACATAGCTTACAGTACTGCAATTAGTGCACAGGGTATTGCAATATCTGCACAGAATACCGCAGACGACGCTTACTCAGAAGCTTCAACTAAAATAGGTCCAGGAACACTTATTGCCGAAATAAATGGAGCAGCTACAACAATTAATGGCGATCAAATCACCACAGGAACACTAAGTGCCGATAGAATTTCTGGAGGCACAATAGCAGCTTCTACTAGTTTTAATATTCGGAGCTGGAGCTACGATCCAAAGCTCTAATGGTCTTTTTACCGTAGATGCTGATGGGTCAGTTTTTTTAAACGCAATCTTTACGAGTTCTGGAAATATAGCATTTTCTTGTGGTGGGTTTAATACAAACTTTATAAATGTTAATAGAGTTAGAGTTAACGGAGATGTATCAGCTGAATCATATATAACAGCTTCAGATGTCAGGTTAAAAAATTCAATAACACAGATTGCTCCAACATTAAATTTTATAAATAAATTAAATCCTGTTTCTTTTTATTTTAATAAAATAAATAACGAAGAAAACATTCTTGATAATTCAACAGTAGAAAATGAAGGTAGAAAAAAACATTTTGGTCTTATAGCTCAAGAGTTAAAATTGGCTATGGATGAGAGTGGTTTTGATGGGGAAAATTATTCAATTTGGGATAAAGATAATAACACCATACAGTCAGTAGCATACGTGGAGTTGGTTCCGCTTTTGATTAAAGCTATTCAAGAGCTATCTACAAAAGTAGAAGAACTTGAGTCTAAACTTAATCAATGATATAATAGTAAAATGTCTAGAATAAGCAAGCAAGAACAACAGAAAACTGGTATAATGGAAATTTCTCAATCAGATATTAATGACTCTAATTTAGATGTTAATTTAGTTATAGCTGTTTTTCAAGAAAAACTTAGCAGCTTAATGACTGATTTAGTTATAAAAGAAGCAACAATTAAACAACAATCAATTATTATTCAAAGATTAAAAGGACAAATGTAAAATGAGTGATACACCAGAAGTAGAAGTAAAAACAGAATTTGTAGTTGAAATTAAGATTAGCGATAAGAATCTATCTTACAAGAGTGACTTTACAGAAGCTGAAACAGTTTTCTGGCTTGAGGCTGTAAAGGATCTTATTATCAAGAAGACCTTTGAAGCAGCAGGAATTTTAGAAAAACAATAAATTACAGCCTAGACAAATTGAGTCTACTATTAGATATAGGCTTAAATAAGGACGTACCATGGCAATTAGGGATTACCTACCATTTCAAACAGTAGACAAAGATCTTACTTTTTCTGACAAGGCTTTAGCGCCAGAACAAGTAAAGGGTCTGTCTAAGGCTATGAAAATAGCATCGCTTGCTCTTGGTTTTCAGGGTACCAATTATTACTTCAATAATAGAGCTACCTTTGAAAGACCAGCATATGACTTTGAAAGGTTAATGCAAGCTGTTGATACGGACTCTTATGTTAAGCAAGCTATGTCTAAATATAAAGATCTTTTCTGGAAAGAGGGTTGGGAAATAGTTTCTGAAAACCCAGAAGCTATTTCTTATCTTCACCAAAGAATAGATTTCATGGAAATAGCAATGAAGAGACCATTTGTTGATTTCTTAATTGAAGTCTCAGATCAACTCTTTAAATTTTCTAATGCTTTCATTGTTAAAGCAAGAGGTGATTTAAGCGAATATTTTCCAGACAAATTAGCACCTATGACTGGAGATCTTCCAGTAATAGGTTATTACTTAATCCCTACTGAACAGGTAAGAATATTTAGAGATAAGCACAACAGGCCTAAGTCATATAGACAAGAGACAGACCCTCTTACTTATATGCCGCTTGAAGGAAATCCAGTTTGGACTGCAGAAAAAGTAATCCATCTTCACTTTGATAGAAAAACTGGTAGAGCATTTGGTACTCCGTTTTTGATCAATGTATTAGACGACGTTATTGCACTTCGTCAAATTGAAGAAGATATTCAGAATCTTGTTCACAGAGAATTATTTCCACTTTATAAGTATAAGATTGGAACTGCAGAACAACCAGCTGAGCCAGAAGAGATTGAACAAGCAGCTATAGAAATAGAAAACTTAAGAGCTGAAGGTGGATTGATTCTTCCGTTTAGACACGATGTTGAAGTCATTGGATCACAAGGATCTGCTCTTGATGCAAGCCAGTACTTAAATCACTTTAAAGAACGTGTTGCAATTGGATTGGGTGTTGCACCGCATCACCTTGGAATGTCAATGAATGGTGGTAACAGATCTGTTACTGAAAGATTAGACGTTGCGTTATACGACAGAATTAAGCAGATGCAGAAGCTGTTTTCGGAGATGGTAAGACTAAATATATTTAATGAATTATTGTTTGAAGG